GGGCACTCCCCTTCGTCCTGGCACTGGACCCCGGTTGAAACAGAAAAGAGGCGGTGCAGTGTCGCCACTGCCCTCTTCGCGGCCCCTAGGTCAGCGCGAGCCGACCGATCGCGAGGACGGAAAATTTCCCACTTACGTCAGGGGATGGGCCCGTCCTGCCCACGCACTTTCGAGACGAACTCTCAGTACTCGATGAGACGAGTCCTGTGCGACAGCGTCTGCGGGCGGGTGGCCACGCCTTGCAGAATAGCGCGGCCAGCGCCGATCACAGCACGGCCATGAGGCCCGGTTGCGAACGCGGCAACGTCACCGATGGCGGAGAGAATGGTGTTGAGGGACACGGCCTTGGCGGGCTCCAGCACGTCGGGCATGCCAGATCCGCCGTTGGTGTCTGCCTTAACACGGCACTCCCAAACACAGTCCACTTCGAACATGATGGTGCCAGCTGGGGCGCCCTGTACGACAACGACGCAGGTAGTGCCCTGGTTGTTCTCGTTGGTGGCGCTGGCCAGCTGATTGCCCCAAAAGTTCTGGTCGTCCACAGAAAGTGGGACATACTTCAACTCATGTGGCTCCGAGCCGAATCGGCAGATCTTCTGTGCAGAAGTCGCGTAGTCGGTGGCGGATCGGCCGCCAAGGAAGCCAAGGCCATTGAAGTAGCCGGCTGTGTGAAGCCCCATGTACACGGAACCGGCTCGATTGAGCTCGCTCCCAGTGTAATGCACCTTGATGCAAGCAGCCACAAGCCTGAACTGGCCGAGCAGCGCGTTGTTCTGCGCTGCGGTGTTGACGTTGATCGGGGCCCCGTTGATGGGGGTCCCCGTGGCGTCTACGCCCCGCCAGGTTATGGGACCATAGGCGGGGTAGCCAGGGGCCAGCTGCAAAGCAATGTCGGTGTTGGTGCCACTAGTGATCATGTTTCTTGTTCGCATGAGGATTCCTGAACCACAGCCCACAAAAGGCGGGTGCACCATAGGTGCAGTACAGGGATTCTCCAGAAGGCGAAGATAAGCATCCACCCCGGCATGGCCGCCGGCCCGGATCTTGGTCAGACCGGGGCTCCGTGCCTTGGCCTGGGTGGACTTCTTCTTGGACTTCTGCTGCGCCTTGACCATTGTTGCTATCAGCCAGTTTGCTTCTCGAACCTATCACTTATGCTACCGGAAGGTCACGCACTACTGTGCATACCTGGCGCCATCCGGTATGGCGCGCTCACCCACTTGAAGGGTCTGCAGGTAGCCACAGAGGTCTTCCCAGCTCCTGGCACCAGCGATCTGGTCCTCCATCGCCAAAACCTCGGGGACTGTGATCCCCATGTCCTCGGCGACGAAGGCGTAGAACCGCTCGTCCAGACGCTCCGGGTAGGTGCCAGCCTGGTACTTGTACCAGGCCTCTCTGTGCGTGTCCGGGTCGGGTTTCCGCTCCCCCTTGAACTCCACCACCTTGGTTGCGACCATGCCCAACAAGGGAGTCATGCCAAGCGCGCAGGTGGCACGCATGGCAATCTCCGAAGTGTTCAGGCCGCAGCAAAGCTTCTGCAACGCACGTGGCATGCAGGCGATGGAATCCAAGACCGGTTTGTCCTCGACTAAGAAGTCGCGGGAAAGGAACGAAACACGCCCGTCGCGGACGACGTGTGTGACCTTCTGCCCAAAATGCTCGGCAACCTGGGCTAGCTTCTCAATAAGCCGTTTAGGTGCCGCCCCGTCATCTCCGAAGAGAGACAGCTTTGACATCATGGCCAGCGAGCCGTCGACCGTGACGCCGAGCTCACGCAGGGTGCAGAAGATGTTGTAACCATTCTTCATGGTCCCAAACAAACTTGTCCACCCGCTGCCAGAGACGATCTGTCCCTGGAACTCGAACCTCAGGTCGCCCTTGACCACCTTAAGCCTGGATTCGGTGTCCAGGAGGTGGTGCAGCAAGCCGAAGGTGTCCTCGTCGCAATCAAAGACTGCGTCGCACACCATCCGAAGCATGTGTCGGTCAAACATGGACACAGAGCCGTCGAAGCTACTGTAGTCACAGTCAGCCGGGACGTCCCCAGCCGCCTTGCTGAACCGGCACATCTCGGCCATCTGTCTAGCTATCTCCTCCGGAGACGCCCCCACGCAATACCAGCCGGGTCGAAAGACTCCCGTGTCGGAGAGAACAGGCCCAAACGCACTGCGCATGGCCTTGGACAGCGCCAGGCTGAAACGGCAGACCTCGAGATTGAATTCAGTCCCGAGCTGCACAATCTGCCTGGGCTTGCAGCTGCCCGTGCTCGTCTCCAGCTTCACAAAAGCCTTGACGGGCGCAGGGCTGGGCCGGTAGCTGGAATCGTTGACGGCGGCGGCGTTCCGGTCCCGCTGTGCCTTGCGGGTCTGGTATTCCTCCACATCATCACGGCTCCAAGGGCGTACCTTGCCCAGCCTCGCTCCCAACGCGGTGACCCACTCGTCCCGATACTGTGACGCCTTCTTCAAGGTAGGCTTGTTCACTGGTTCCTTCATACGAAGGGTGAATGCCTCCTTGAGGTTTGCGGTGTCACTCGTAGTGGACAGGGCCGGCGGTACCACAGGGGTCGGCAAGTCCTCGACGCTGGTCTCCATGGTGTCGCCGAAAGCAAAGGTGTAGGTCGTGCAGCGACGAGGCGGGTCGGACTTGAGATACGCTGCGAAGCGCATCACATCAAAGTCCGTGACCTTGACCTTGCTGCGGACCAAAGCACCAATGCTCTTCAACTCCAAACGGAGGCCGGACTCGGGGAGATCGAGGCAAGCGTTGACCACGGATGTAGGCACCTCAAGGCACCACGAGCCGCAGTCGTTCAAGCCAGTAATCGACCTCCACATGTCCCCGTCCCGAGCGATGTCAATGGAAACGAAGTTACCGTTGACGGCCTGCTTGACAGTGTTGTTCATGTCAGGCGCGGCAAGGCCCAAGGGCCTGAGCTCCTCTGGGGCAAAGGGGCTCCATGCGTTCGGGATCCAGAACGTCAAAAGACGGTCGCCGGGGTAGGGCTTGTGCGCGCAATCATAGTGAGTAGTGCCCCCGTTACAGGGGCCACTCGCGTAAGTCGCCATGTCGTCAATGGCACGGTGGCGGTGAAGCCCACCTCCAGTGACGTGGTGCACGACACCAGCACCATCCAGATGGTAGAAACCCTCGGATCCGTCGCTATAAGCGGCGTGCTTGGGGTTCAAACCAAAACTGCAATAGATGGTCTCGGGAGGAAACCACCTAAGCGGGAGGTCGTGGTAGTACTTGGTGTCGATGCAGCTCACTATGATCGGGCTTGGCGCGCGCACACGCAGCTTCCATCCCAGCTTCCAGCGCAGGAGGTCGAGCCAGCGCCACCCATCCTCGCGTATGTAGAAGCCCTGAGCCCTAGCGACGAAGGCCAGCCTTCGCAGGGGCCCGTCTCTTGGGTAGGGTTTCTTCGTATCCACGAAGTGGTAGTGGTTGCAAGTCAGCTCGGTGTCTTTGAAAGACTCCTCGCGCGCGGATGAAGAGATGTCGTACCGCTTCGCCCCAAGCACAGAGCGTACCTCATCT